GGTCGTAGCTGTGGAGGTGGCCGTCTTCCAGTCCGAGGAATATCCGGTCACCGCCGTCCTCTGAGACGAGGGTGGTGATTGCCGACGTCATCTGGACGGTTGTCTGTAAAGCGTAGCTGGCGGCGTTCCAGATGTAGAGCTTTCCGTCTCCCCCTCCGGCGGCCAGGAATTCCGTTGCTCCCTGCCAGTGTGCTGTCAGGCTGGCTGGGACGCTTCCGGGGGTGAGTAGCTCCGTCTGCACGTCGAAGGAGCCCGCTCCCCATACCCGGATCCCGCCTATGCTGGTTACGCTGGCCAGGATCTTCGTTTCGTCGGCCCAGGTGGCCGGGATATATTCTGTGGTGCTGACGGTGGTGGCCACGGTGAAATCGGCGACCCGGTTTATCTCCATCCCGGTCCCTGTCACGATGTAATAGGCGGAATTGGCAGCCAGGGCGTAAACATCGGAGATTCCGCTTGTGTGCGTCTGGAGGGCCCAGGTGGTATTGGACCATACCCACGTCCCGGCTGTGCTCCCTGCGTAGACGTGAGCCGCATCAGACGCTACTGCCGTCAGCGGGTAGGTACTTTCTGTGAAGGTCTGGGCGACGAGCAGGCTCCCGGCCGGTGTCGGGGTTGTCGATGGGCTCGGGGTCACCGATGGGCTCGGGGTGGGTGTCACGGACGGTGTCGGGGTAGCCGATGGTCCCGGGTGCGGTGTCAGCGTTGGGGACGGGGTAGCCGTTGGGACTGGAGTTGGGGTTATTGAGGCCGTCGGCGTCGGCGTCGGGCTGGTGCTTGGGGTCGGGCTTACCGGGGTGAGGGTGACCGTCGGGGCTGGGGTCGGTGTGTATGTTCTCCATCCCAGGAAGGACAAAAATATCACATCCGCTTCCGTTGGAGATGCGTTGCTGTGCCCGATAGCTACATTGAAATCATCCAAATCTTCTAACGTCCAAGATTCCCCTGTCCAAGGGTTCTCGCCCGACGTAAACGCCGCCCAGCCGAGGTTGTCCGTCTCCGGGCACCAGTTTCCGATGTTTTTCGGATCGTAGCAGTTTGTGGCGTTGCTCTCCACTTGGGCACTGTAGCATCCGCCTCTCGCCCTGATCCAGATTGTAATTTCCCCGGTGATTGAATATAAATAGTCGGGGATCGTTTCTGTGACAAAACCGGACCGAGACCTTGCCGCTGAATTGGAGCAAAGGATATATTTGTCGTCGTCCTGTTCTTTGACCGCCTCCCAAGCTTCTGTGGCTCCTACCGTCGACCATTCTCTGTAATTCCCATTAGCCATCGGGAACATATCGAACGCTTCCTCTATCCCGTTTGGGGTTGGTCCCGGGGTTGGGGTGGGGACGGGCGTGATGGCCCGGGAGCAGAGCAAACTTGTCAATGCCGCATCGGTATAAATATCACCATTCAGGGCTGGGTAGTAATTGCTCCCGTAGGCCATCGTAGGGTCGAGGGTTATAACCGTGCCCGTTCCGTCGTGGGTCACGTACACGTAGTCCCCGGTCTCGATGCTCGGCAGTTCGTCTGTGACGTATGGGAAGTAAAACGCCATCTGTTCGTCGGATGCTGTCATTAAGTCGGTGAAAGAGTTGCTGTATGAATACGTCGAACCGAGCACTGTGCTCCCCCCTTTCACTCCGGCTTTGTAATAGCTACAGGGGTTTCCTTTCTTCGGCCTCCATTCTATATCGGTGACGTCCGTGACCTTGATGTAGGCGGGCGTCGGAGTCTGGGCGGCCGCCGTTGGTACGGCAATTAATAATAATGCGAGCAGAATAATTCTTGTTTTCATCCTATCCCCCTGTCTTTGAGCCGTAGTCGCAAGGTGGTGTTGTAGAGCCCGGGGCCGACCTCTTCGCTGTCGTCGAAGCTCGGCATCATCCGGGCGGTGTAGGTTTCTCCATCGGTATCGGTGTATAAAAATTCGTAGGCCGCTCCGCACACCACGTACCTCTGGAAATTCCGCAGTTTCTGGTAGAGCTCTTCCTCGATCCCTTCGAATCGGTAGACCCGGTCTATGGCGATGAGGTCTTCGTGTAGTCCGATGGTCTGGCCGGAGACGGTTTTTAGAATGGTGGCCGGCACCGCCTCTGGTTTCATAATCGGGAAAATATGAGACTCATCGATTTCCACCTTGCTGTGGGTGTTTCCCAGCACCAAGGCGGCGGCGTCGAAGTAGCCGATCCGGCCGCCGGTCTGGCTGAATCTCACCCGGAATTGCAAGGTGGACAGGTCTTCCGGGAGCTCGATGGAATATCTCAGGTATTCCTTTTGTGCTCCCCCCGTTCCGGCGGTGCTGTAATAGTAGCTGTTGTTTACCCGGAGGCCCACGGCTACCCCTGGGTAGGAGCTCCATCCCCGGGCGAGGGCGGTGACCCGTTTCCCTGCGTAGTCGATATGGTTCACGATGGTCTGGTCCGATATTACCGCCCCGGAGGTGGCGGTGTGCTTCAGCACTTGCGAGCCGAATACGGCATCCCCGGAATCCACGATTGCCGCTGATCCCCCTCCGCTGTGGCTCCAGTTGGTTGAAAATTCGAAGGCACCGTTTAGCAGGCCGCCGCCCCGGGCTGGCCATAGGCATTCGAGAATTGCGTTGCTCACCACGTCCTCCTCTGGTAATCGGCTATCAGCGGGGCTATATCCCTTTCGACCACTTGCTTCATTCCGATTGGATCCAAGGCCTGAATCTGGATTGAAATGGTCCGGCTGTTATCTGTCCGCACGTCCTGTTTCCGTATAATCCGTTCGCCTTCGTGAAGCATTGCCGGTCCGGTCCGGGGTACGTGCTCGATGCCGCTTGCGAATCTCACCCCTTCGATGGTCACCGGTTCTATGTCTACTCCGGTGATAAAGCTGGATCCTGGGGTCCGGGTATTTGATGCGTACTGGGTTCCTTGGCGGTACATTGCGGAGGCGGCGGATCCGGCGGCCCTGGCCAAGTTGCTGACGGCGGACGCACCGGTGTTTGTCGCCCCGGCGAAGCTCCCCAAGTCCTGTTCCGCTCCGTAAGCTCCGTATCCCATATTCTGCAATGCCCTGCCCGCCTCATCGGTTGTTGATCTGAAGGTGTCCCCCGTATCTTCGACGGTGGGGATCAGGGCGTCCATCTCTTTCTGGAGCATTTCGACCACCGGCCAGAGGTTCTGCATTTTCTCCGTCGCCTGCCCTATTGCCTCCCTGGTTTCGGCCATCCAGCTGCTTATGCCTTCGGTGGTGGAAAGGTCGATCTGGCTGAGTGTGTCGACCAGCGGCTGGATTATCTGTTTGTCGAGGATCGCTTGGGTGAAGGCTTCCGTCAGGGCCGCCCGGGCGTAGGCGTGGAGGTCCGTCTTCACGTTGGTCAGGTAGGCTTGGTAATTTGGGGTTTTTGTGCTGTCGAGCAAAGCCGTGGCCATACCACCGGCGAGCTTCTCGGCCGCCTTCTGGAGCTCTGAGCTCAGTTCGACGGCTCCCGCTTTTGACCCCTCTTCTATCGCCTGCTGGAGCTGGAATCTCCATTGTATCAGGGCGGCTTTGGTTTTTTCGTCGAATCCCTTTATGCCTTCCCGGAATCCTTCGTCGGTGGAATTGGCGATTTTGTCCTGGATCTCTTTGCCGTACTTCGAGAAGGTCTTGATCATCCCGCCGATCCCGAGGCTCATTCCGGTGTTAGCGGCTCCCTCCACGTCGGATCTGATTTTGTGGATGCTGGCGGTGTTGGCTTCGAAGTTCAGCTCGAAGGTGTAGTCTTCCGGGAGGGCTTCCTCAAGGGCCGCTCCCAGCGTGACCATCGATCCGCCGGCCTCTTCGACCTTGTCTCGTATGGCGTCGACGTCGATCCCGAGGGTCTGTAGCTCTCCGGCGACCGAGTTGATGACCTCGGCCCCGGTGGCGAGCCGGAGGTTCAGCTCTTCCTGGGATTTCAGCCATTTCTCGTATCCGACAAAGAATTCATCGGTGAAAATTATCCCGGAGGCCTCGACCAAGTCGTGTTTTTTCAGTTCGTGGTAGAGCTCTGCGTAGGACCTGCCCGTCATCTCGAGCTCGATACGGGCCGCCTTCCAAGCTTTGGCATTTTCCTTGGATTGATCAGCCGTTCCGACAAAGGCTTTTATTCCGTCCCAAGCGGTTTTGTTCAGTCCAGCCCAAGCTCCCTTTAGCTTATCCATCGCCCGGGTCAATATATCCGTTTCGACGCCTTGGCTACGGAGGTACTCGGCGTATTCTTTTTCGTAGGCGTTCATTTCGTTGATGGATTTCTGCTTCGAGGCGTACCATTCGATCACTTCCTTGATTCCCGCTACCGCCTCTTTTGCCCCTGTGGTGATGGAATTGAAAAATGACCGGATCCCCTCCTGGGTCTCTGGCTTGGCCAGCCACTCCCCGAAGGCCGTTACTTTTTTTACCATATCCTCGAGCACGCCTTTCAGTTCGTCGGAGTAGGCGTCGAAGGCGTTCAGGGCGGAGGCCTCGATCCCGGACAAGAATTTCTTCCACCATCCCTGCACCGTGTCCATCAGCCGTTCGTAATTGTCCGCCGTGGTCCCGGCACTTTCTTTGAGCTTGTCTGTGAATTCTGTTACCGATTCCGGGGCTTCCCGGAATTGGTCAACCACCCGCTTGACCGCCAATCCCGCCCGGGCTCCGAATATTTTTATTGCCTGCTCGGAGGTCAGGGCCGTTTCTGCGAAACGTTCCAATAAATCGACGAAGCTGTTTTGCTCTGGATTGACCTCGCTATATTTGATTCCCAAATCCTCAAGGGCCTTGCTCATTTTGGGCGTTTGGTTTGCTAGTTGCCGCATCGACATATTGAACATCGATCCCGCTCTGCTTGCTTCGTATCCTGCGTCCGTGAAAAGTTTAGCGGCGGTCAGGGTATCGTCGAGGCTCATCCCGAGGGCCCCGGCGTTCACGGACGCCTCTTTGAAAGCTCCCATCAGGGGCTCGAGCCCGGAGAACCGGGAGTTCTGGAGGGTGGTGGTGAATCGGTCCGTTATCATCTGGGCGTCGGAGACGGCGAGGCCGAAGTTGTTCATCGCCACCACGATCCCGGAGCTGGCGGTCTCTATTTCGGCTCCGAAAGATCCGGCGAGGTAGAGGGCGTGTTCGATGGTGTCGTTCACCTCTTCTGTGGCCAGACCCATCGAGGCGAGGGCCTGCATTCCGCCCACCACTTGCGTTGCCGTGTAGGCCGTGGAGGCCCCGAGCTCCCGGGCCTTGTCCGACATCGATCCCATCTGGGCCGAGGTCGCTCCGGCGATGTTGGCGACCTTTTGGAGCTCGAATTGGAAGGCGGCCCCTTTGACCGTCACGGCCGTGAAGGCCGCCGCCGCCGCCAGCAGGCCGTACTTGGCGTATCGTGTCAGGTGCGTGAGCCCGGATTGCAGGCTCTTCCCTAAGCTGACCAGACGGGTATTCATCCCTGTCCCGGACCTTGTCATCGATTGGAAACTTCGATTGACTGAATTTGACAGGGTGCCAATTCTGGCTTGGGCTTGGGCCGTGTCAGCTTTTACTCGAATTGTTACTGGCTTGCTGGCCATTTACTTCCTCATCCCCTTCGTCGAGGGGCCGGTTTTCTCCCGGGGTTTTGGGATTCCCTTTTCGCTATTTCCATTTCGAGCTCCCGGAGGAGCGTCAGTTTCCGAGCGAAATATTCCGCCTCTTCGGTCGACATCTCCATATCCGTCAGGGTCAGGGCCGTCTGTTCCCCGAGGATGTTTACCCTGGTCAGGAAATTGATCGCTTTTATGTTTTCTTCTAAGAGGTCCGGGAGCGGGTGTTCAACCTGATTCGGGTCTTTCCACTTGCACCCCTTTGCTGTCTGGCACGGTGGCGTTAGCTTGTGCTTTTCGTAGGACTCGGCACATCGCCCGCATCCCTGGAAGGCTGGGAAGTCTCGGCAGAAGGCGATGTGCTCTCGGAGTTTTTTATCTCTTCCTCCCGCTTGACCTTTGCCCCTGCCCGGATCGCCATATACTTTTCCGCCAGTTCGCAGACGGTCCCGACCTCGAGGTCGCCGATTAGCATTTTGTTAAACTTGATTTCGGCCTCGGGGTCTTCTGCGTCTGGGTCTTTTACCCCGGACCAGCCGATCAGAATCTTCTGGGCGAGGGTATAGCTGTATTCGGCGAATCTCTTTGCTTCCATTTGAAATTCGCCGGAGGCTTCGTCGAAATCCCCCATTTCGGCGTAGAGCTGGTTCATCGTTCGTTCGTTGATCCACTTGCACCGGTAGACCTCTTGCTCGCCGTTCTCGCCGGCCTCGATCTTGATGATCACGACGTCTTTGGTTTTACTTCTTCTGACTGGCATTGCACTGCCCTCCTCTTCGGTTTCGTTGCTGTTACGCTGTTCTGATGCTTCTCCACATCAGCTCCGCCGTGGTCTGATCGGGGAATCCGGCCGGCGGCGTCTCCGGTATGAAAAGTTGGATCTCTGCGTTGATCGGTTGAAATCCCGGGCCCGGGGTGGTGTCCGGGATGGTTAGGAATTTGAATTTTGGAATGTAGAGCGTCTCCGTATACGTGCGGCCGGTGATCTGGCTTGTGTATTCCGCCTCGATGATCGCTTTTTTATATTTCTGGGCGTCGAGGTCTTCCTGGAAGCCGGCCGCCTCGAGCACGTCGAATCGACCGGTTGCGATTCTCTTCAGCCTCTTCGGTTCCGCTATTTTTGTCCCGCTCTCTTTTGTCCGGCGGTCCGGGTAATCGTTCACCAAGATGATCTCGAATCCGGTCATCTCCACTTCGTCTGCTCCGCCCAGGGCCCCGGCGGTGTAATCGTTTATGTAGAGCGTCGTGTTCTCAAATGCTATGGGCTCAAAGTCCTTATAGGCCCACGTCGATGGGTCTGTGGGGCTACTGGTCCGGGCGGTGTTGAGGGTCTGGAATCCGAGGTCGAGGTCGAGGGCCCATAGCAGGTCTTCAACCGAGGACCGGATTGTGAGCATCTGGATCTTCCCGCCGGTGTATTCTCGGATGCTGTCATCTTTGGCGAACGCTATAAAAAGGCTGGGCGGCTGGGTGGCGGTGGGCTTGTGGAGGTAGTCTCTTGTGGTTCCCGGGACCACCTGGGTTTCACTCCCGAATCCCACGTGCCGGATTAATCGCTGGCTTTTGTCCCCTAGGTCCGTTGCTCCGTATGCAGGGAAAAGGCTGAGGGGACCGTAGTGTTTGGTCCCACTCAGCCTTCCCTTTTCCAGTCCCCCTGCTCCCCCTGTGCTTGGCGGCATTATGAGGATCTGTTCTTCCCTGATCCCCTCGGAAATAATCGGCACGACGGGCGGGTCGGACAGGGCGGTTGCCGTTCCGTAGGCGTCCTCGAGCCCTATGATGGTTTTAGTTTTCCATCCGGCTTTTGGCACTTCGTTCCCCCTTTATGCGAGGGGCGAGGACGATCTTCCGTTGACTACTGCCCATTCCAGCTCTTCTTCCAGGGCTCCCCAGGTGGGGTTGTCGCCGGCCGCTCTGATGATCTTCAGCTCGGCCTTCGGGGCGATGACGTTTTCGTTTTCGGTCGGGGTCTGGAAATCGGACACCAGGGCCTTCCCGATCCGCAGTTCGTGCTCGTATTCATCCGTTACCCCGGAGACCTCCCGGGAAAAGGCGAATTTCAGCTGGAGCTCGGTGTGGTTCTCTCTCCACGTGTAGAAGAGGTCGCTGGTGTAGCTCGGGATTCCGATGGAGAGGCTGATGATCCTCCGCTGGTCCCGGTCCGGCTCATCCAGACCGCAGTTGGTCAGGAGCCGGCGGAGCCCGTTTTCGATGGTCAGCTCGAAGTCCCCGATGCACAGGCTGTCGCCCGGGACCAGGGCGGATCCGGTGGTGGCGATGCTGAATACCAGATCCTCGAACATTACCACGGGCACGTCGAGCAGGGTGGCGGCGGCGATGTCGGCCTTGGCGTTCGTTATCCCTGCATCGCCGGTCTTGTAGTGATGCTGGGCGATGGTCTCGATACTCACGCTCAGGGGGTCTCCGCCGGCCGAGCCCTTGATGACGAGCTTGTCGATCTTCACGCCGGTCCATTCGTGCAGGAGGCCGGTGGTGTCTTCGACGTCCTTGTTCGTCGCCAGCGTCAGGCTCTCATCCACGTCGGGCGTGAGGGTGTAGGTGTTGGAGTACAGGTCCGTCGACAGCGAGGGCGTTCCGGCCGCTCCCAAGGCGGCGGCGATCAGGAGGTCGAGGCCTCCGTAGTCGAGGTACGCTTCGATGGGCCCTGCGTATTGGGCGGGATCGGTAAACGTTCGGTTGTACCCGGCCTTCCCGATCAGGCTGGGGTCGTATTTTCGTTCCTGCTCCCTTTTGATGTTTTCCGAAAGAAAGGGGATCATCTCGGCGACGGTTACACCCGTCCCGTATGCGGTCTCTCTTCCTGCGGCCAGGATGGTTTTAAAGCCTGCTCCCTTAGCCATTATCCTTCACCTCCGTTGTGGGTTCTTTCTTCTTTTTGGGGGAGGCTTTCTTCTTGTCCTCCACCCGGGTGACGTGGGGCACGCCGTCGAGGAACGCAATCGTTTCCTTGTCCTCTGTCTCGCATACCCCGTCGATAAATAGTACGGAGCCGACCTTCGCCTTGCCCCGGAATTCCATATTCAGCCTGAATTTAACCATCGGTTTCACCTCCCGCTCCCTTTCGGAACGTGTTCACGGTTTCTTTTAACCAGTTGAAATTGTCGGGGTGCTCGAGGAAGTTCGCCTCTCCGCAGTTTTCTGTTTCGATCTCGATTCCCTTCGCCGGCTGTATTCTCCCGTTTTCGTCTGTCTGAAACCTCCCCGTCAATCGGATCTTTTTCATCGTTTTGCGAAGTCCTTTACGTGAATTTCCTTCCTTGCGGCCAGGGCGACGATTGCGGATCCTCTGGCCGTCTCCCGGAAGAATTCCCCATACTGGGTTCGGCCTATTCTCGTGCGGTCTACGAGGCCCCGGATCGTGCGGTTTTTCTTGATGATTTCGTCGACCGTCCAGTCCATATCCATCAGGAGGCCGGCGGATTTCTCTTTCCTGAAGTCGAAGGCATAAATGAAAATCTGGAACGTGGTTTCTATGTCCTCCGCTCCCTGGGATCCTGTCAGGGCGTTATCGCTGTCTTCCGGCATAATCCCCAAACACGGAAAACCGGCCACCCGGAATGGGTACCCCTGGTACACTCCTTTCCTGTTCTGGCCGACCCGGGCTAGCTTGGGCGTTCCCCCGGGCTTCCTCTTGTCCCATTCCTTTTCGAGGAGGTCGACCAGATTCCGGTATACTTCTCTCTTGTCCACTTTGGTTCTCGGGTTAAGATGAGATCAGTGCGTTCATTCGGGCGAGGTGGTCTTCTATCGTCTGCTGGATCTGGGCCCTTAAATCGTCTGGTATTTCCCCGTCTACTGCCATTATCGGTCGTGCCGCAATTTTATCTGTTCCGTAGTGATGGATGCTGGCCAGATAATGTCCGCCTCTCGCTACCGTCATCTCGGAGCCCATTACCAAGCTGCTGTTCGTGATATGGGTGGCGTGCCCTGGGTGCGAGCCTTCGGACCAGGATCGCTTGAGCTCCCCCAGCCGCTGTAGAATCGGCCCCGCATTGAATCCGTATCTTTCCCGGATATCGATGGTCTTTTCTTTTAGCGGGGCCCACTTGCTTCCGGTTCCGTACCTCCCCTCCGTTTGGAATTGTTCCTTGAGGCCCCTGCGGATGAGGCGGGCGATCTGTTCCATCGGGTTTTTAAATACCCCGAGGGATTGGCGATATCGGTTCAGGAGGTCTTGCTGGTACTTTACGTTATCGACCTTGACCTGGATCATTTTTCCCGCCTTTTAGTAGGCTGGCTCCCCGTAGGCGTCGTGCGGATCCTCGTACTCTTCCGGGGTGGCACGGATATCGAATATCAGGCTTTCGTCTTTTTCCGCTATCGACAGGCTGGTCGACCGCCCTTCGCTCTGGTCGAATCCATCTATTTTCTCCCCGGCCGCATCGAAGAGCGTCAGCCTTCCATCCTTTATTTTTTCGAGGAGCTGGTAGGCTCTTTCTTCGAGTTTTTCCGCCGGGGTCTTTTCGTCGCCCTGCTCCCCGTCGGCCAGCTGTTGGGCGTAGAGCTCACGGTAAATCTGGGCCGCTCCGAGCATCTCCGCAATGGCGACGATCATCGGCGGATATGCGGCCGGTTCTCCCACCGTTTCAAATGTTTGGTCGAGCTCCCCGTTGATGATGCTGTCGGCGTAGGTCTCGGCGGCTGTTTTCGCATCTTCCGAGATGAGGTCGTCGGGCTTGTCTCCGAAGAATACGCTTCGGAGGTAGAGGGTATCGCTGGTTAGCGGTCCGTAGGGCACGACAGCATTCTCCCCGTTGGTTAAAGATCGAGGGGCCGGCCGTGGGCCTTGCCCTTATTGCGGCCGGCCCCCGATCTGGTTTTCCGTCTTTACCGCTTAGGCGGTGGCCCCGGTGATGATGTAGGCGGCGTCGGTGTTGATCGCCTTTTCCACATCCTCGACCTGGCATTCGACGAATTCGGCTTCCACCGCTTCGTCCCACCACGTGCGGACCCGGAATCCCTGCGGCCCGATCTTCTTCCGGCGGACGTTCAGGAAGGCCCCGCCGTAGATGGTGCTCGGGCTGTCCACGACGCACAGGGTGACCTTGGTCGCCGTGTAAACCTCGGAGATCGAGGCGTCCTGTCCGAGGGCGGCGGTGTCCTTAACCACCAGCGGGACAATCGGCTTCAGTCCCTGGACGAGGTCCGGGAGCTCCACGGTCCGGGCGAGCTCGCCGTAGCTGACCTTCGCCGTGGTCAGCAGGTAGCTGACGAAGGCGTTCCGGCAGGCTGGCGGGAGGATCATTGCGTTCGGATACCTGCCCGATGCGGACCTCACGGCCTCTTTCCCGGTATCGATATCCGCACGAGGGTCTTGCCCGCTGTCGGCGTTCCAAGCGGCTCCGGCGGCGGCATTGGTGATGGTGGCGGTGTCCTGGGCCACGGCGGCCGCTCGGATTTCGTGACCGAGCAGGATGATGCCGCTGAGGAGGTTGGTCGCATCTCTGCGGAGGTTGATGGGCTTGTCGGCGTTGTCGAGCATATCGTCATCGAGGGGAGTGTGGAGTCCTCTCTTGACGGTGGTGTAGGTGGTGGAGCTGTAGTCGAAGTCCACCCGGTTGCTCATCACACCGGATTTCATCTGGGCGTCGTGGTTTCTGAGCCCTTCCTTCCCGGCGGAATAAATCTTGCCGAAACGGCGTTCGACCAGGGTGGTCGGCATATATTGCTCTGCGGCGAATCCCTGGGTGGTGCGTCCGACCATTATGGTGGTCAGCACGACCGAGGTGGTAATGTTGGCGATGCTGGGCATTGTCTTTTCACCTCCAAGGTGAATTTGTCGTTTTGGTTGGGCCCCTTCGCCGCATCACGGTTCGAGGGCTGTCTGGTTCTTTATGTAAAGGCTCCCCCGGGAGACCCCTCCACCGGAAGGATCCCCCGGGAGCCTTTTGGTTCCGGTTGTCCCCTAACCTTAGGCGGAGAGGGGGATCGGTCCGCCTCTCACGACCACTTCGATCAGGTCATCCTGGGCGGTGCTGGACTGGAGGGCGAAGGCCACGACGAGCTGTTTGTCCGTGGTGGTCCCGTCGACCCGGCCGCTGGCGGCCGCCTTGAGATAGGTGGCTCCGGCGGTGATTGCGTTGTCGTGGGCCAGGGCCAAGGCGACGCCGGCGACGATAATCCGGCCAGTCGCACCTGCGGCGATGTCTTCGGCCGCAAAGCCGATTCCGGCCTCGTTCGCTCCGGCGATCTTCACGTACTGGGGGTTGGTGGCCACGGTCCCCATCTTGACGCATTGTCCCTTGGAGATGGCCTCTTCGGCCACTCCCTGGATGCTGTTGTTGTCATCGTTGTAAAAGGGCATTTCTCATTCACCTCCGTGAATTGAAATTATGGTTGTTTTCGATACGTTATGGTATCGGCGTGGTGCTGGCCTTTACCGGATCCGGGCCTGATGGGCGTCTTCGTCTTCCGGGGTGGCCACCTTATCGATGGCATCCTCGAAGGAGCACCCGTTTTTCTCGGCGTACTCCTGGACCCGGGCGGCGAATTCCGAGTCATCCTCGGCGTCCACGGCGGGCTTTTTGTCCGGGCCCTTGGTGGATTTCTCGGAGAAGTTGATGACGCTCCCCTCCGCCTTGGCCTCGAGCTGGCCGAGGTAGCGGTCGAGCTGGGTCGCCTTGACGCCTTCGGCGTATTCCCGGATCTCGGAATCATCCAAGGTTTCGGCGAATTCCCGGACCTCGGATTCCTTGGCCGGCTGGAGCTTCCCCGCCTTCTTCATCCGCTCGAGGGTGCTGTCGATCTTGGTTTTGGTCTGGGCCTTCTCCATCCCCTCGATCTTCTCGGAATATTCCTTGACCTGCCCTTCCAGCTTTGCGATGTCCGCCTTCTGGGTCTTGATGGTTTCGGAGTACTCCTCGATC